AACGAAACTAACTTAGATGTTTTGAAGGAGTGTTTAGATGACATCAGAAACGCCCGATCCAATTACAAACTTTTTGAACCAACAGAAAGAAATACCCTACCATGAACGCAGACTCATTGAACGACGAGCCAAAGACCGAGAGCGCTATCTTGCCAAGTACAAAGGAACAAAACATGAGCAACAGAAAGACGTAGATGAACATAATAACCCTTGATTTTGAAACGTACTACGATCGAGAGTACAGCTTGTCCAAACTCACAACTGAAGAGTATGTGAGATCCCCTCAGTTTGAGGTGATTGGCGTAAGCATCAAGCACAATGAAGGCGACGCATTCTTTTGCCCCAAGCCCGAGGTAGAGCAATTGCTACGCTCAATTGACTGGAGCGATAAGTTTGTAGTGTGCCAGAACACCGCATTCGATGGCGCTATTCTCAATTGGCGGTATGGTATCACCCCAAAGGTATGGTGCGATACGCTCGGTATGTCGAGGGCTTTGCACCCACATGATAAGTCCCATAGCTTAGCCGCCCAAGCTCTGCGAGAAAAAGTTGGGGCTAAAGGCACAGAGGTTGTGCAAGCAATAGGCAAGCACTACGCAGACTTTACGAGCGAGGAGTTGGGTAGGTATGCCGACTATTGCGTGAACGACACCGAGCTCACCTACAAGTTGTTTCACACCTACATGCTTGGTGGGTTTCCCATGGTCGAACTCAAGCTCATTGACTTGACCTTGCGTATGTTTATTGAGCCTGTGTTGGAACTTAATCAACAGTTGTTGCTAACTCATTTAGAAGAAGTCAAAGACAACAAGCAAGCGCTGCTCGACACTGTGAGAGACACGATGTTGGCTGATGCTGATCCTGACTTTGTGCATATCATATTTTCTGAAGGCACGGCAGGGATCAAAAAGCTATTGATGTCCAACGATAAATTTGCAAACGTGTTGCGTTCGTTCAATGTCGAGCCCCCATTGAAGCTAAGTCCTACCACAGGGCGACAGGCGTACGCATTTGCCAAGACAGATGATGCCATGAAAGAACTGCAGGAGCATCCTGATCTGCGAGTACAAGCGTTGGTGGGAGCAAGGCTAGGGAATAAGACAACCTTGGAAGAGACTCGTACTGAGAGGTTTATTGGCATGTCGCATCGAGGCAAGTTTCCTGTGCCTCTTAGATATTATGGAGCGCACTCGGGTCGGTGGTCAGGACAGGACAAGATCAACTTGCAGAATTTACCAAGCCGTGGCGACAACGCCAACAAGATCAAGAAAGCTATCCATGCGCCCAAGGGCTATGCGGTCATTGACTGCGACTCGGCACAAATCGAAGCTAGGACTTTGGCTTGGCTTGCAGGGCAGAACGATCTCATTACTGCGTTTGAGAACAAGGAAGACGTATACAAGCTCATGGCCAGTCGCATCTTTAATAAGCCGCCCGATCAGATTGACAAGACCGAACGGCAGATTGGCAAGGTGGTGATCCTTGGTGCGGGCTATGGCGTAGGGCATACCAAGCTCAAAGTGTTCCTCAAAGTCATGGCAGGTGTAGATGTGTCCATGGACGAGGCGCAAGCGATTATTCAAGCGTACAGGCATACGTACCCTATGATTCCCCTCATGTGGGAAAACGCCAGTCGTGCGCTGAATGCGTTGTCAAATGGGCAGTCATATACCATTGATGTTCAAAAGCTCATCAAGGTGGACAACATAGGGGTTACCCTACCCAATGGGCTGTGGTTACAGTATCCGTATCTCCAAAAGAAGTTAAATACAAGTGGGTTTTCCGAATGGACGTACATGTCCAAAGGTCTGGAGACTCGGGTGTATGGGGGACTCATGGTGGAGAACATATGCCAAGCGGTGGCTCGGTGTGTCGTGGCTGAGCAAATGCTACGGATTGCCAAGCGGTACAAGGTGGTGCTGACTGTGCATGATGCGATAGCTTGTATTGCCCCTGTTGAGGAAGTGGGTACTGCAGTTGCCTATGTGGAGGAATGCATGTCTTGGCGTCCCAAGTGGGCGCAGACTTTGCCCCTAGCTTGTGAGTCTGGGTGGGGGGATTCCTATGGCGATTGTTAAATGCTACACTAAAGGGTCAAAACTATTTTCTCCTACACCATGGCTTATTCCTATTCAGCAATCAATGACTTTGAAGGGTGTCCCAAACGATACCATGAAGTGCGAATACTCAAACGATTCAAGTCCAAAGACACTACTGCCATGCTGTACGGAACAGCAGTGCACAAAGCCTTTGAAGACTACATCAAACTTAAAACTCCACTACCCTCGCAATTTGCTCAATTCCAACCATTCATCAACCCCCTTGCCGCAATGGAAGGCGACATCTGGTGCGAGGAAAAACTGGGTATCCGAGCAGACTTTAGCCCGTGTGGATTTTTTGCTAAAGATGTATGGTTCAGAGGCGTCCCCGATTTTCTCGCAGTCAATGCACCAAAGAAAATAGCCCGAGTAGCAGACTACAAAACAGGTAAATCATCTTACTACGCCGACGTTGGACAGTTGGAATTGATGGCCGCAATGGTCATGGCGCATCACCCAACCATTGACGTTGTCAAAGGAGCTTTGCTATTTGTGGTGGCCAAAGACGTAATCCGTTCGTCCTATACCCGAGATCAATTGCCTGAGATTTGGGCTAAGTGGGCGGGGCGGGCGGGCAACATAGAATCCGCAATAGAGAATGATGTATGGAATCCTCGTTCCAGTGCATTGTGCAAATATTGTCCTGTAACCGATTGCCCTCATAACTAGGAGATTTTGATGGCTACAAAACGCAATTACGCAGAGGAGTACGCCAAGTACCAAGGTACTCCAGAACAACTACACAACCAGTCCATACGCCACAAGGCTAGGCGAGCGTACGAGAAAGCGCACGGCACATTGCCTGACAGCATGGACGTTGACCACATAAAACCCCTCAGTAAAGGAGGCGGTTCTACACTGCTATCTAATCTTAGAGCAGCGACTGATAATGCCAACCGCAGTTTTGCTCGTACAAAAGACGGCAAATTAAAATCACAAATTTCTAAGCGGGAGAGAAAAAAGTAAGGTATTATTGAGGCACTTGGTTCAGTTGCCAAGTTGTTTCCTTTGATTGAGGTTTAGCTGGGTAGTTTACTACCCAGCTCTTTTTGTCATTTCTATTCACAAATCATCATGCAGATAATTGAAAACAAAGCACTTTTGTTCAATACAAAACGAGCCACACAAATTACATCGCTCATACCAAAGAGCAAAATCCTCGAATCAAACGGCGTTGTCGATAGAGTTGTAGTCAATTGGGGCTACGACGAGGTGCAAATCCTACGCAACCTAGGCATCAAAGATGTACCCAGTCCCATACTGGGCAAGTACAACTGGCCAGGAATATTTGCGCCGTTTGACCATCAACGAACCACTGCAGATTTTCTTACGTTGCACCCACGATGCTTTGTGTTTAACGAAGCAGGCACAGGCAAAACAAGTGCAGCTGCATGGGCTGCAGATTATCTTATCAATTTAGGTAAAGTCACTCGTGTGCTAGTGATCTGCCCTGTGTCTATCATGGAGACTGCATGGCGTTCTGATTTGTTCAAGACAATCATGCACCGCACAGTGGCGATTGCACAAGGGACTAAGTCGCAACGCCAAGCTGTAATCAAAGGTAGCTTTCAATTCATTATCATTAACTTTGATGGCGTTAAGGTTGTGCTAGATGAGTTGATAAATGGTGGGTTTGATTTGATAATTGTAGATGAGGCCAACGCAGTCAAGAGCGTGCAGACAGAACGATGGAAAGCTCTTGCATCTTTGGTCAAGCCTACGACTCGTTTGTGGATGATGACGGGCACACCTGCGGCTCAGTCTCCGCTCGATGCATATGGGCTAGCCAAACTTGTTAACCCTGACAACGTACCACGTTTCTTTGGTTCATTCAGAGATCAAGTGATGCTCAAAGTACCGCCCTACAAATGGATGGTCAGGACTGAGGCAAAAGATATCGTGCATAGAGTGTTGCAACCTGCCATACGATTCACCAAACTTGAATGCTTAGACTTGCCTGACCTGTTATTTGCAACAAGGGAAGTTGTGATGACTCCTCAACAACAAAAATACTACAACGCCATCAAGAAAGAAATGATGACGATTGCCGCAGGTGAAGAAATTACCGCAGTCAATGCGGCCGCTATGCTTACCAAGCTGTTGCAGATATCGCAAGGTGCGGTGTATACGGACACTAGAGATGTGGTTACCTTTGACATGAGCAGTAGGTTCAATGAATTGCTTGATGTTATAGATCAAACTGAAAACAAAGTGCTTGTGTTTGTGCCGTTCAGACACTCACTAGACATGCTTGCAGAAGAATTGCATAAGCGTGGGCTTACGACCATGACTATCAATGGAGATGTGTCCCCGCCCAAGCGAGCAGAGATCATTAAACAATTCCAAACTGAAGATGATCCCCGCATTCTTTTGCTAATACCGCAAGCTACTGCCCACGGGATAACCCTAACTCGTGCAGACCAAGTTGTTTGGTGGGGGCCTGTATCATCTACAGAAATTTACATGCAAGCTAACTCCAGAGCGCATCGTGCAGGACAGACTAACAAAGTCACCGTCACTCATTTGCAAGGTAGCCCTGTAGAAACTCGCATGTACAAAATGCTCCAAGGTAAGATAGACTTACATTTAAGTTTAGTTGATCTTTACAAACAAGAAATTGCTTGACGAGTAAACTTTACTGTGTATAATTGTTGGTACTGTACCAACAGATGTAGAGATTGTGTGGGATGAAGTCGGTCAAGGGTGCGCTGAACGTCTGGAGTCTGATCAGTAATCCAGCGTTAACATCTTAATCCCGATGCTCCACGCGGATCGCAACCGCAATCAGTCTCTACTTCTGTTGGTGTAAACGGGTTAGCGCCGTGGTGAAAAACAAAAAGAGAGTGTTGTTCTCGCCGCTCCTGCTTTATGGGAGACACCAACAACTTTAAATCAAAAACAAATCAAAGGAATCAAAATGGATGCAAATCAACTGGTCAAAGTCTACATAAAAATCAGAGACGCTAAAGAAGACAAACGAAAACAAATGGAAGAAGAGCTTGCTGTACTAGAATCGCAACTCGATGTTGTTGAGCAAGAGCTTCTTGAAATATGCAAAGCCACAGGACAAGATGGTGGCAAGACACAACATGGATCGTTCACACGATCTGTTAAGACTCGGTACTGGCCTTCCGACTGGGATAGCATGTATCGGTTCGTTAAAGAGCATGATGCACCAGAACTTCTGGAGCGTCGAATCCATCAGGGTAATTTTAAAGAATTTCTTAAAGAGAACCCTGACAAACTGCCCACGGGCATGAACGTAGAATCGAAGTACAGTATCACTGTGCGTCGTGCATAATCTAAACTTTTCAAGGAAATCCTATGAGCAATTTAACTCTATTCAAATCTGGTTCTGCAATCCCTGACTACTTGCGTGAGGCATCTGACTCCGCAACTAAAGATATCGCTGGTAGCTCTAGCGCAAAACAAATCTCTATCAAGGGTGGCGTTTGGCGTATGGTTGTTGGTGGTGAAGAAGTAGCTAAGAACGAAGACCGCTCCATGAACTTGGTTGTGGTCGCTAGTGGCAAGGGCGTGACTCGTACTTACTACGCAGACAAGTATGAAGAAGGTAAAGACATCAAGCCTGCATGTTGGTCAGCTGAAGGTGATAAGCCTAATTCTGAAGTAACTAATCCTCAACACGCTACCTGTACAGGATGCCCTCAAAATATTGAAGGGTCTGGCGAAGGTAAATCTAGAGCTTGCCGTTATAGCAAGCGTTTGGCAGTTGCACTTGAGAATGATATTGGTGGCAACATCTATCGTTTGTCAGTCCCCGCTAAATCTTTCTTTGGCCGTGCTGAAGGCGACAAGATGCCTTTGCAAGCGTATGGTAAGTTCTTGGCAGGGCATGGCATTCCAATCACAGGCATTGTGACCGAGGCTAGGTTTGATACTGCTGAAGCCGTACCTGTGTTGAAGTTCCGTGCTATTCGTCCTTTGACTCAAGACGAGTGGGCTACTGCTAAAGCACAGAGCCAGACTGAAGAGGCCAAGCAAGCCATTGACTTTAAGATGGTTCCCTCTAAGACTGAGAATACGCCTGCACTGCCCGCAGCATTTGCCGCCGCTCCTGTTCCTACAGAAGCCGCAGTTGTGCCCGAGCCTGTCAAACGTGCTAAAAAGCCAGTTGATACTGCCGCCGCTCCTAAAGATGTAGCCGCCGTGTTAGCTGATTGGGGTACAGACGAAGATGAGTGAATCTAGAGGGTACTCCACTCTCTTTGTGCGTAAAGTGGACGAGGCAGATCAAAAAGATCCAGTCATACAGTTCGCTCAAGAATGCATCAAGCGGGGCATGCCGATCATATCGGTGGCCTCTGCCCTAGGTGTATCTAGAGCAACTGTATACAACTGGTTTACAGGTGTGTTTCGTCCACACAAGCGTCACCAAGAGGTAATGCTAAAACTTTTAAATCGTTGGCAAACTTAGTGAGGCTCAGTGAACAATCTCCTCGACCTTGTACTTCCGAGGCAGGGCGTGTATTGCGCTGTGGGGATCAAGAACAAAGTAGTAAAACAATCATTTCATCAATCAACAACTGATATCGCACTTGTTGCCCAAGGATTAGATTACAAAGGAGTTGATGCGTACTACGCATTAGCTAGTTTTACTGACCCCGTTCATGGTCGTACCGCAGACAATGCAGCTTATCTGCGTTCGTTCTTTCTGGATTTAGACTGTGGCACAGGAAAGCCCTACCGCGATCGCGCGGATGCGGTTACCGCCCTATCTATATTTATTACACAGACTGGTTTGCCCGAACCCACATTGGTGGGATCTGGTGGCGGTCTGCATGTATACTGGCCTCTTGATGCAGACATTGACGCAGCAACATGGGTAGTCCATGCCAAGATGTTGAAGTCGTTATGCATACGAGAAAAGCTCCATGCTGATCCTGCAGTAACTGCAGATGCGGCTCGTATACTCCGAGTGCCTGACACTGATAACTACAAAGAGGCAACTCCTCGTCCTGTTGAAGTTATTACTCTAGGCATTGCATATCCGTTAGAAGATATTGTAAGCAAGCTGCCAGTCCCAATCCCTGTCGTAAACTTATTTGCTGCAAAGCAATTTGGCATGGACGAGACTTCTAAAGAGTTGGGGGGTGGTGACTATCCTAAGTGTTCGTTTGTTAGGATTATGCGTAAGAGTTTGAAGGGCGTAGGTTGCGCTCAGATGGCAAATGCTCTAAGCAACTCGGCAACCCTAGAAGAACCTTTGTGGCGTGCAGTCTTATCCATCGCATCTAGGTGTGAAGATAAAGATGTTGCTATCCACAAAATATCTATGGGGCATCCAGGTTACAGCGCAGTTGAAACTGAGAAGAAAGCGGCTGAGACAAAAGGGCCGTATACATGCGTTTGGTACAAAGACAATAACCCATCGTTGTGCGAGAACTGCACGCACGACATTTCAAGCCCGATCATACTGGGAAAGATAGTAGAGGCCGCCACTGATGCGCCTGTGGCAGACCCTGATCCTGTAATGCAATACATTACACCTGTCGAATCAGGGGATGAGCCTGTTGAAGAAGTTATCAACGGCATCATTGTAGAGATACCTCCCTATCCGTATCCGTATTTTAGAGGGGCGCAAGGCGGTATATACCGCAGTGATCGAGTTGGTGGGGATGATGTAGAAGTTGAAATTTATTCAAGAGATCTTTACATAACAGGACGATTCTTTGACTCCGATGAGCACGGAGATGGAGAGGGGGAAATGGTAGGCATTAACTTGCACATGCCATTGGACGGCGTTAGGCGGTTTCATGCACGAGTGTCTGATTTGTTTTCAAAAGAAGCGATGCGTGAAATTCTTATCGACAACGGAGTAGTTGCTTACGGAAAACAATTGGATTTACTTATGGGATATTTTGCAAACAGTATCAGAAAATTACAAACGCAGTTCTCTGCAAACAAAACAAGAAGTCA